ATGCAGAACAACCAAGCTACCGAGGTAATTGTTGATAATTCATCAATTTCAAGTCAAGGCCTGAATTCCAGTGGATTCTATGGATACTCTTATGGAATCCATAACATCGATTCATCCTCGACAATTATTGACAGCAACATAATGGCGAAAGGAGGAGGGCCAACAAGCTCCTTTGGAGCAACGTTGGGGACAAGAGCTATCTATGAAAACAGTTCCAATAGCGTAATTACTGGAAATTCTATTCAATCCTTGGAAAGTGCATTTGCTGGCAGTGGTGTAGCATACTATGCTACTAACTCTCCTTCGGTTTTGATTAACAATCAGATTTCAACAACGAGTGGGGCTTCTCTTGCCTATGGACTGTATTTATCCTCTTCAAATATGGTAGTCGCAGGAAATGTCATTAATGTGGGTCGAATAACGAGTTTTGGCGGTCCTGTCTACGGAATTTACTCATCAAACAGTAATCCCTTAATACTCAATAATTCCATCGAAGGTGGCGACTCTGGAGCAGCTGATGAAACCTCTTACGGAATATATTTGGGTAGTGGATCCGCGGTGCTTTCGAATAATATATTATATTCGAAAGCAAGTAGAGGTCCGCGGTATGGAATTTATAGTAGCACTGGAACAGTTATGCCAAAACACATCAGTCATAATGCATTCTTTGACCTAACAACAGCCTGGTTCGCTCCACAAGGAACAACTGGTGTTTATTATGTTACTCAAGCATCAGAATTTACTACATCAAGAACTGGACTAGATGAATCAAAAATGATTGGAAACATTGGTGAACCTGTTGGAACAGAAGATCCATTATGGTCAAAAACCTCGATTTTTAACGGCTACTCATCTAATGACTATTCGTTAAATTCCGGTACAAGCGATTCACTTAAGTTCGGAGGAGTTAGTCTTACTTCCAGCTTAATACAAGCTTACATTGATGAATTGGGGGTTACATATTCTGTAACAAGTTTAGAGGTGGCCAACCTGATTTCATACGATTCAGCCCAAAATGAGAGAGATCCTGATAATTGGTCCATGGGGGCCTTACAATATTGATATCGTGCTATTAGTTGAAAACTATAAACGAGGGGGTCACCTAGTATGGTAGACGCCCTCGTTTACTAATTTGAAAGTGTAAATGGTAACATACTCATAACCTCGAATAGAGATAAGCACCAATCGCAGTAATAAATATTGTGAAAGTTTTCAATCCTTCATATAAAACTCCGCTTCATACCCCGCCGCATTCAGCATCAAGCCTTCAGCCCAAGATGGCACGATACTCATGATCCTACCGACTTCGTCGACCTCCATGTCCATCGGTGCTTCAATGACCACTTCGTCATGGATGTGCATCACGATGTGGCATCCGGCGGCTTCAAGTTGCTGCATGGCGTAGCATAGCAGATCGCGACTGATCGCCTGCACAACATTTTCTACCAATTTTCCACCAAATGTATCGATACGTTCCCACTTCTTCGTAGCCCCCACCCCCTCATAGGTGACACAGTCGCTACCGAATACGTTGGTACCGATGCGGGGTTTCACATATGCGAGCCTCCGGCCAGATGGCAAGGTGATGAACAGAAAGCCACTCTCATAGGAGAATCTTATACCGTGTGTATTGGTCGTGGACCTATCCTTGACTGCTTGGATCACCGTTTTGTCGACATCCCACCAGAGCTTGACGATGTTCGGATTGGACTGGCGCCATGCATCCACCAAGAGCTTGAGCTCACTCTCGGCAAGACCCATATCCAAGGCACCCATCGCCTTCAGTGCCCCTACCGATCCGTTATAACCAAGCGCCAATTCGGATACCTTACCTTTCTGCCTCAGATGGGCATTTTCACCGTGTTTCTCGACGGGAACTTTGAACATCTGAGAAGCAGACGCACAGTAGATATCCCCATCCTCGGCGAAGATATCCATACGCCAAGTCTCCCCAGCGAGCCAGGAGAGTACTCGTGCCTCGATCGCCGAGAAGTCGGACACGATGAAACGATGGCCTCTTCTCGGAATGAAGGCTGTTCGGACGAGCTGGGAAAGCGTATCTGGCACATCACCATAGAGCAGCTTCACCGCCTCGTAATCGCCACCCTTCACTAAGGTCCTGGCGACAGCAAGGTCCTCGATACTGTTTCTTTTCAGATTTTGGGCTTGAATTAGTCTTCCTGAATTGCCTGTCACCCACACCCGGCCGTCCCTTCTTACCAGGAAGTATCCCGATTGGGTTTGTGCACAGAAGACCTTTCCTTTGAAGTCGGATATTGTCGGCTTCTTGGAAATCTCATGGCAATTCCCCGGAGTCAACCACACGCTCACCGTAAAATTATCCATCCTAGATGACCGATGAGGGGGCTCTTTCCTCAGCTTGAGGCTCGCCACCCTGCCGGACATGTGGGCGAAAGCCTGGACCATGTCGGCATTCACCTTGTTGCAGGTGGAATACTGGATGCTGTTGGGAGCCGGACGATAACCGTCCCAATGGGGGAGCTCGTCAAAGAAAATATCTGCGCTTTCATCAAATAGCCATGTGCCGTAAGTCTTGGATCGAAATTGACGGAGCCACATTGGCACATCCCTGTTTGCGATTCGGAAGCGGTGGTATTTCCGGTCAGCCTGATCGTAGACGGAAAGGGTGTACACCAGAGCTGCCCTTCTGAGCAGGGTTTTGCAGCGTTCGATCTTCCTTTGCTTGGTGAAGTTGTAACAGACAGACCCATCCTCGGCGTAATGTCCATCGGCCTGCGTCATGACGAGCACCCGCAGCGCATCATTGTCCGGCCGCCCCTTCACCATCCGATACCCGGTGAACGGTATGCACGCCGGTCCTGTCGCCATCTGTTCCACCGTACCGACACTCCAAGCCCCCCATCTTTGTCTTTTGAAGTACATCTTGTGATCGGGTGTGCTAACTTGAGCTATGCGGTTACTGCGGTATTCATACATGGGACCTGCATAATCGAAACAAAGAGCTTTCGCATGGGAAAATACCACCCCCTCGTTCACTGGGCTCCAACTGGCAATCAGTCCACCCTTCCACTCATCCAAACGCTCCCATCCGTGTATGGTCGGTACCTCATGATCACCGGTGAGGCACCACCTTCCGGTACGATTCGCCCCATAAAATTGGAACATGCCCCGAGCACGATCGTCAGAACAAGCTACGTTCTCCATCGCCTGGTACTTCTTGATCGACGATTTGGCCAGTTGGAGCCTGAGCTCAAGCACTTCCTTGATCTCACGCGGAGCACCATCCAAAGCGGAGATCACATCCTTTTTACCCAGCGAGTCGACCTCGAGACCATTCTCAGCCAGCCAGGTCTTCACCTGCGCGACCGAGTTGGGATTTTCCAGGTCTGTGATCTCCTGCATCCGGGACACCAGCTCTTGCCGAGAAAGACCATCCATCTCGATCGCACTACGTACCAGCTGGCGATCGACCAGCACGCCGCGATCATTGATAAGCTGATCCAGGTGGTACTCATCCCAAATGGCATCGGGCACAGGAAACCTCCCTAGGCGTTGGTGGATGGCAAGCTCGACTTCAACATCACGTTTGTTGTAATCGACAAAGAGATTCCACTTCTCTGGAGCATCGGCAGGACGATTCCTTCTGCGTCCCCCATTGGTGATCGTAGGAGCACACGGGATGCAAAAGTACCGGATCAGATCTTTGCCCTCTGAGAGCTTTTGCTTCTCTAGACCCAGTACCACTCCCACTCCCATGAGCGACAGTGGTAGTCCAAGGTACGCCGACCAGATCATCGTGCAGCGCCAGGATGACGGATCCAGGTACGTGCCTGTGGGCAGTCCCAAATAGCGCGAGAGACAGATTCGCTCGAAGGCAGCGTTGAACGCCCACTTTTCCACACTGGTATCGGTGAGCGCTCCGAGTATCTCTTGAGGGATCTTTTCGCCCCGGGCGAGATCGACCACCTGTACCGGTCCGCCATCAACGCTGTAGCCAAACAAAAGGATCTCGAAGTCCTCAGCATCGCAATACCGAAAAACTCCACTCTTGGCGAGGTTCTCTGACGAATACGATTCAATATCCACATTCAAGTAATGCATTCTAGGCTCCTGGCATCAGTGATCGGCTGTAGTAGTGGGAGGATCGGGAAGGACGGCAGATGCACCCACCGCCCTCCCCGCTTTCTATCAGGCAAGGAAATCATCCTCGTCATCGGTGACGAAATCGCTCTCCGCGCTCGCCCTCCCACCCAAGGGCTCTCCGTCGCGCAGTACCTGCAGGTTGTTCAGCCCGCAGGCGATACCACGGTTGCCGTTTGAGTTGAACGCATAGAAGGAGATAGAAGCTCTTCCAAAGACACCCGAGTACACTTCCGTTCGATTGATCACCGGGTTGCAATTGGCATCCACGATCCCTGGTGCGGTGGCGCTGTTGGCGTTGACGAAGAACGCATTCGCATACGCCGCATCATCGGGGCGGTCGATATCCCCGTCGCGCAGGGGGTTCTTCAGTGATGCAAGTGGCGGGACGCTCTTGCCATTTCCCTTCAGCTTCGCCTCTCCCTCGGCATACGCAGCCTCAATGGCAGCTTTAACTTTCTGCACGGTGGCCTTATCGCTTTTTGGGATGATCAGCGATACCGAATACTTTGGTGTGCTGCCGTTGATGGACTTGGGTTCCCAGACCGCAAGGTACGACCATCTGGTGTCCTTGCCGGTGATGACTTTTGTGTTTGACATTTACTTTTCCTCCATGAAATCGTGTATTGTGATCGCCGGCCGTTTATCGCCCTCCGGCACAAGCGTCGGTTTGCCTTTGGGCTTCACTACATGCGAACCCAAGATCTCGTTGAAACGTGTCCTTCCCAGCAAATTGGTCATTGCCGTAATACCCAATACCTTGTGCTCATAGGGATCGAAGCCAGCCGATCTCACAGCCTCAGCTGCAGCGGCCTCATCGGTATAGCGCCGTATCGAACGACCTTCCACCAGCTTGAAGCCTTCAAGCGTTCCTCCTTTCTCCAGGAGCGAAAAAGCGTAGGCCTTTACATCACTTACCCAAGAAGCCAGCTCATCAGCTTGCGTGAGGATCTCAGCAATCTCGTGATCTCCCAGCAGTACAGGCTTGGCGAACTCATAGCGTGCAAGGTCCAAATTAGCCTCGGCGCGCTTGCGGCAGGTGGCCTTCACCTTGCAAAAGCGGCAGTGCGGTCCCGAGCAGAATTCCCCTTGGCCTGTGAACGCGAGCTCGGCACGGGGCTTGAGGAACGAGTCAGCCCATTCGAGGAGCTCTCCAACATCCATCGTGAAGGTACCCACATTCGCCAACCGTGGCTGAAACACCGTCATGCTGACCGTTTCCATCTCGTACAGCGAAGAGAACATCCCGATCGCCCCCAGCGCGTAGAGCATCATCTGGGTGTTGCGCTCGGCCGATACCGGCACCCCCTGGCCATACTTGAAATCGATCACGTGCAGGTGAGCATCAGAAATGATGATACAGTCAGCGGTTCCCGAGCACTCGGGTACATACGAGCTGATGTCCACCTTCTGCTCCAATAGGATGATCGGATCCCTTTTGGCATCCTCCTCCTGTTGGAACGCCTCCAGCACGAATGCGGTGTACTCATCCGCGCAGTCTTCCATCTGTTCGTTGTAGAAGCCCAAGGTGGGAGTCGGGTCCTGTGCTGGCAGCCCCAGAGCGAGTCTGACCTTGTATTCACAGAGCGTATGCGCTTCGGTCCCCTCCTCGGCAAAGAGGCTCGGTCCCTCTTCGATGTGTTCGCACAGTCGTGCCGATGGCGGGCACGATGTCCACCGAGCTGCCGACGATGGTGAGAGCAAGGCATGCCTAGCCATTGCCGAGCCTCCTGATATCCCTGAGGAACGATGGGTAGTACTCTTCCTTCAGGTCATCGAGGCACGTCGCTCCGTGGTGAGCGAACACCGCTGTGAAGGCATCTTCCAGCCCCTCGCGCTTCTTTTCGGTCATTGCCTGCTCGATATCGGCTATCGTCGCTCCCAGGCACAGTGCCGCATCCAGTAGGTCGCGATACCGCGCAGGATCGATCTCAGAAAGCTTGGAAGCCCCGTATTTCTCCAGCAGGGTCCTTATCTGCTCGGTATGTCCGTCGCGTGACTTATCAGCCAAGACCGCGCGCACCTCTACCAGTGTCAGCGCTTTGGGCTCCGGTTCGGATTGTGACTCAGCCTTAGCCGGCTCCGGTTGTTCCCACCTCGCTTGCAAGGCCTCGAGGGCATCAGTAGCGGTATTCAGGATAGTCATGGCCTCTGCGATGCAGGCTTTCGTCTCTTCGTGCATATGATTCCTCCTCCCTTGTGATCATCCGATCCTTGGCCGAAGCTGCCATGAGGCGCTTGGCCAGCCGTTTCGCCACTGCGCTGATGGTCATCAACACCTCGGCGATATCCTCGTCGGTCTCATGTTCAGACCGGCGTCTTGTCCTCCGTTCATCCATTCGCATCTCCTTCGAGAGGTTTTTCTCTTCTTCGCCCCTCACCACCTTCCGTATGCGGCGGGGATTTTGACCGACAGAAAGTGAAAGATTTTTCTCCTAAAAATTCTTTGAGAATTTGTCGGTCATATCGTGCGTGGCGTCCGGAAGGGTATGTGGGGAGACAAAACCCGCAGAACCAAGTGAAGGAGGATTCAGGTGAATCGATTGAACAACGAGGGGTATCCGGACCCGACCCCCTATGAGGCATTCAAGGCGATGGAGCAGGAGGAGCGAAGTACCAAGCGCGCCTTCCGCCCCATCGTCTATATCTGCTCGCCCTATGCGGGAGATGTCGAGGCGAACGTCGAGCGCGCACGGTTGTACAGCCGCTTCGCGGTGGACTCGGGCCATATCCCGCTGACGGTACATCTGCTGTATCCGCAGTTCATGTACGACGACGATCCCGCCGAGCGTGAGCTCGCACTTCGTTTCGGGAACATCCTCATGAGCAAATGCACCGAAGTATGGGTGTTCGCTGGCCACGGGGTATCGAACGGAATGGCAAGTGAGATTGCCTACGCCAAGCGTAAAGGATACTTGCTGCGCTACTTCGATGCCGAGTGCCGGGAGGTGGCGGGATGAATTCGATCAAGCAAGAGAGCCGGGGGTACGGTTTTCGGCCATATAAGAGGAGGAGCATATGAGAGCACATACGAAATCCCACAAAGGCTGCATAGGCAGCTGCCCTGGAGCACACATCAACGGATCACGCATGGCATTGCCATCGGAAGCCTTGATTCCCGTCAACTATGAGAAAACCATACCAACGGTCAATGCACGGGATCTGCACGCAGCATTGAAAGTAGTGACGCCTTACAAGGATTGGCTACCCCGCATGTGCCGGTACGGCTTCGTGGAGGGAAAGGACTTTAGCACAATTCTGCGCGAAAGTACCGGAGGTCGGCCGAGCATCGACCATGAGATCACCATAGCGATGGCCAAGGAATTGTGCATGTTGCAGCGCTCGGCGGCCGGTCGTAAGTTCCGCAGATACTTCATCGACATCGAAGAGGCGTGGAACTCGCCCGAGCTCATTATGGAACGCGCCTTGCAGATCGCCCACCAACGCAGCATCGAGGCCCAGCGGCGCATCATGGCCCTCAGCGAAGAGAACGAGAGCCTGGGGATCGCGCTGAACTCGGCACTGCAGTTCTACACGGTGGCCAAGTACAACAAGAGCTTCGGCATGGGATGGAACCTCACCCAATCGCAAACCATCGGCAAGCAATTGTCGGCTTACTGCCGCGCCCGCGCGATCGAGATCCGCTCGTGCGAGACGAACGACGAACGCTTCGGAACGGTGAACAGCTACCCGATCACCGCATGGACGGACTTCCTGAAGGAGATACAATGAACGACCAACTCATCAAGGTTGCGCTCTGCAACCGAAAGACCGACCGCAAGTACAAGAACCGCGAGATGTCCTGGAACGAACTCAAAGACCGAAACGCCAACCCCGTACGTACATCCGAGACCATCAAGGAGTACCCTAAGCTCTCGCGTGCCCAGCGCGACCAGCTGAAGGACCAGGGAGGTTTCGTCGGCGGTTGGTTGAAGGAAGGCCTGCGCAAGAATGGTCATGTGATCTGTAGAACGGTGGGGTCCCTCGATGCCGACCACATCGAAAGCACTGATGACTTTCCCGCCAAGGTGAAGCATGCTTTGGAAGGCATCTCGTATTTCCTCTACTCCACACATAGCCACACCGCAGAGAATCCCCGCTACCGCGTGGTGATCCGCTTCTCCCGTGAGGTGGGTGAGGACGAGTACCCCGCCGTCATGCGCATGGTCGCCAAACAGATCGGTATGGACTTCTTCGACGACTGCACCTACCAGGCAAACCGCATGATGTACTGGGCGAGCTGTCCATCGGACGCCGAGTTTGTATTCGAGGACCAGGACGGGGAGGCTCTGGATCCTGATCGGTTCCTAGGCATGTACCACGATTGGAAGGATGCCTCCCAATGGCCGGTCAGCTCACGCCAATCCGAGGTCATCCGAAACTCGATGACCAGCCAAAGCGACCCGCTAGCCAAGGAGGGCCTCGTGGGAGCGTTCTGTCGTGCATATCATCCGATCGACGAAGCCATCGAGGCATTCCTCTCCGATATATACGCACCATCCGCCCAGGATGGCAGGTATGACTACATCCCCGCCGACTCGAGCGCCGGAGTGGTGATCTACGACGGTAAGTTCGCCTACTCCCACCATGCGAGCGATCCCGCGTGCGACAAGACTCTCAACGCTTTCGACCTAGTGAGGATCCACCGCTTTGGTGATGATGATCCAACCAAGTCCTTTAATGCGATGGCCGACCTGGCTAGCAAGGACGAGCGCGTGAAACAGGTAATCACCCATGAGCGACGTGCTGAAGCGAATGTCGATTTCGCAACTGATGGTGACTGGGAAAAACAACTGCGCTACATGCCCAGAAGCAAACAGCTGGAAAACAGCGTATGGAACCTGAACCTGATCCTCAACAACGATCCAGATTTCGTAGGGTTCGCGTTCAACGACCTAGCGGGACGCATCCAAGTCACATCCAAGCTGCCCTGGGATCGTCCGGTGGGAAACAGTTTCTGGCGCGATGCGGATACGGCACAGCTGAAGTCCCTCATCGATATCCGCTATGGATGCTTCTCAAGTCGCAACCACGATGTATCGTTTACAAAGGTTGCCGATGATCGCCACTTCCACCCTATCCGCGACTACCTCAATGGCCTTCCACCATGGGATGGTGTCAAAAGGGTCGAGGAGCTGTTCATCCACTATCTGAAAGCAGATGACACCCCCTACGTCAGGGAGATCACACGCAAGACATTCGCAGCCTCTGTGGCGCGCGTCTACCACCCGGGGACCAAGTTTGACAACGTGCTGGTGCTCGATGGCGAGCAGGGTATCGGCAAAAGCACGATCGTCAAGGATCTGGTGGGAAGCGAATACTACACAGAAACCCTCACGCTTGCCGACATGGAATCCAAGGCAGGTGCCGAGAAGCTACAGGGAGTGTGGATCGCAGAGATCGGGGAACTGGCCGGGATGAAGAAGATGGATATCGAGAAAGTGAAGGCGTTCTTCTCCACATCCGATGACAAGTATCGCCCCAGCTACGGCAAGGTGGTCGAGAGCCATCCGCGCCAGTGCGTGATCATCGCGACGGTCAACGGGGAGCATGGCTACCTGCGCGACATAACCGGCAACCGGCGGTATTGGGTCATCAAGTCCAACCTGGCGCGCCATCAGATGTGTTGGCAGCTTTCCGAAGCATACCGAGCTCAGTTCTGGGCGGAAGCCAAGGCGATCTGGGAGAGCGGAGAGAAGTTGTACCTCGAGGGGGATTTTCTGGATGAAGCAGAGGAAGCCCAGGGCGAAGCCATGGAGGGGGATGAGCGCGAAGGTCTTGTACGAGTGTATCTCGACACACTGCTTCCTGAAAATTGGGGTGAGATGGACATGTATGAACGACGTGCATACTTCTCTGAAAGGAACAGCGGCATGACGGCAAAGGGGACTGTCAGTAGAAGTGCGGTGTGCAATATGGAGATCTGGTGCGAGTGCTTTGGTAACAACCCCGCCGCATTGAAAAAATCCGATTCATATGAGATCTCCGCGATCATGCACAAGATGGACAGCTGGAAAAAGGCACCGCGGACCATCTTCCCGATCTACGGTCGTCAGAGAGGTTACGTTCGGGACAAGAACATGCGTGTGAAGAACGGTGACGGAGCTGGTCCTTCCATCGTCCCCACAAGCAATCCATAACGCTGCAAGCAATAACACAGGCAGAGGGACACTTGGACAAGATAATACTATATGAGGGTTTTGATGATTATCGAGCAAGAGCGCGCGTTGCACAAGAGCGCGAACGCACATACACGCACGTATAGGAATCCAAGTCCATTTTGTCCCTCTTGTCCACACGGAGGAATCATTGCTGGAACAAGAGATCGAACTGCAGCTGGTGAGGGCTGTGAAAAATATGGGAGGCCGAGCGGTGAAATTCATGAGCCCAGGTTTTGATGGAATGCCCGATCGCCTGGTGCTGCTACCTGGTGGCAAATGCGGCTTTGTGGAAGTGAAGGCCCCTGGCAAGAAGCCGAGGGCACTCCAAGTGGTAAGGCATGAAATGCTCAAGGCATGGGGCTTCAAAGTATACGTGCTGGATGCGAAAGAGCAGATAGAGGAGATCATCAATGACATACACAGCGCATGAATACCAACAGTATGCGAGCGACTTCATAGAAACACACCCCGTGGCGGCGATTCTTCTTGCGTGTGGCTTAGGCAAAACAATCATCACCCTGACAGCGGTGCACAACCTGCTCTTCGATTCCTTCGAAGTGCGCAAGGTATTGGTCATCGCGCCGCTTCGGGTGGCAAGGGACACGTGGCCTAGCGAGATCGGCAAGTGGGATCACCTTCAGCTGCTGAGAACCTCGGTGGCGGTGGGAAGCACCGCCGAGCGGATTATAGCACTCGAGCGCAAGGCGGACCTGTACATCATCAACCGCGAGAACGTGCAGTGGCTGATCGAGGAGAGCGCGCTACCCTTCGACTTCGACATGGTGGTCGTCGACGAGCTCTCGTCATTCAAGAACCACCGCTCCAAGCGCTTCAGGGCTCTGATGAAACGCCGTCCCTTGGTAAAACGCATCGTGGGGCTTACCGGCACTCCTGCCAGCAACGGCCTGATCGACCTCTGGGCACAGTTCAAGCTGTTGGACAAGGGAGCACGTCTGGGCAGGTTCATCGGCTCCTACCGTGATGCGTACTTCTCCCCAGACAAACGCAATGGACAGATCGTGTTCAGCTATAAACCCGCCCCCGGAGCTGAGGAGAAGATCTACCGGGCGATCGATGACATCACCATCTCGATGAAAGCCCAGGACCATATCAGGATGCCGGAGCTGGTGAGCAACGAGTACCGCATCACCCTTTCCGATGATGAACGGAACGTCTATGAAAAGCTTCGGAAGGATCTGGTCCTGGATTCCTCCGGAGGACAAGTGACGGCCGCCAATGCCGCGAGCCTGTCGGGCAAGCTGCTGCAGCTGGCCAACGGCGCGGTGTACACCGACGAAGGCACTACGATCGCCCTCCATGATCGCAAGCTCGATGCGCTGGAAGACCTCATCGAGGCAGCCAACGGACAAAGTGTGCTGGTGGCCTATTGGTTCAAGCACGACCTTGAAAGGATTATCGGGAGATTGGAGAAGCTGGGGGTGTCGTTCTCAACCCTGGACTCGAGCAAGAGCATCCGGATATGGAACGACGGCAACCTCCCGGTCGGGCTGATCCACCCCGCATCGGCCGGGCATGGGCTGAACCTGCAGGGCGGCGGCAACTGCCTGATCTGGTTCGGCCTGACGTGGAGCCTTGAGCTCTACCAGCAGACGGTGGCGCGCCTGTGGCGCCAAGGGCAGCAGTCCGAGACGGTGGTGGTCCAGCACCTCATCACCGATCAGACCATCGACGAGCGCATCATGAGGGTCCTCTCGGGAAAAGCTGCAACCCAGGATGCTCTGATCGAGGCGGTGAAAGCAGAACTTGATGGAGGATTGCGATGACCGAGACAAGCATGAAGCATCTGGCGGCTGCGATCGTGGATCGAGCTGTTAGTGATTGGCACAAGGCGATGTCCCAACTGGAGGACAACCCCGATTATGAGTACGCATGGGCAGACAAGGACGAGATCGAACGGTTCTTCGAAAGCGAGTGGTTCGAGCTCCTGTGCGAGATCAGCCCCGACTTCACCAAGATTCACCTACAGGAGGCAAGAGCATGAAAGCAAAGGAATATTTGTCGCAGGCATGGTATCTGGACAAGCGCATCAAGACCAAGGAACGCCAGCTCGATTGGCTCAAAAGCCATGCCGTTTATGTATCTCCCAAACTCGCTGAGGTACCCAAGGCTCCGTCGATCAGGCGGTCTCCCGTCGAAGAAGCGGTGGTTCGGATCACCGAGTTGGAGAATGAGATCAACACCAGCATTGCTCAGTTGATGCGACTGAAGTCAGAGATCGCCGAAGCGATCCGGAGCGTGAACAGCATGGAGTGTGAGACACTGTTGGAGATGCGCTACCTAGCCTTCCTGAGTTGGGACCAGGTGGCAGCCCAGTTGAACTACAGTCAGGATTATATCTACCACCTGCATAGGAAGGCATTGGCGTTGGTGAAGATGCCGGGAGCTTAAGGTTTACAAGGGGTTATCTGGGATGAATTACTCGTCTCATTCGTTCGATCTGGACTCCTTATTTATGCAACCTTTCAATTAGATATTGATTGCTAAAATTCAGCGACCAAGGGAACAGAATCATAATTTTTAATTGAAAGCTAAGCACGTCCAAAGCGATTTACTTTTAATGATTCTTGAATCGCAGAGGCGATTTGGAACCTGATCGCCTTCCAGATAGAACACAGCCAGGACTACATCTATCATCTGCAACGGGAAGCGCTGGAGTTATTGAGTGTTCTCAGGATGTAATCAGTATTACTATGAAGCAAATAGCTGATGATAAATCGAGCTTAACTCCGATAAGCAAACCCTGTGTAAATCCCAATAAAGCAATCAACGGTAACCACCATCGATGTCGGCATCATAATGATACATCGATTGGCTAACTCGGGTTAATATCCACGAGTCAATCTCTCCTTTTAACATTTCTCGATAAATTATTAAGATTGCTGCAAGATCATCATGTTGACCAAGCCATCTTTGATTAGGATTGCTTAAAGATATTTTACTGCTTTCACCATCCGTGCCAATAAAATTTATAAATAAGCTTTTTGAGTCGAATAAGGGTACTAGGACATCTTCTAAATGATCCCAATTTTCTGAACCAAATCGTTCAATCAACGCCTGCTCAACATAAATATTTCCTTTTTGGGCTTCTGTCTTGCTAAAATCCGAATATGAGAATCTTGCTGAGTCAGTGGAAATGTCTATTTTTTTTATGTCAAGAGGCTTATTGTCAGTATACGATACAAGCATATCAACATTCAGAACATCAGTAAACAAATCATAGTATACTGAAAAAGAAATCGGGTAGGCTCTTATCATCCTTTCAACTTTTTCAAGCTCCGATGAGGTCGAAGTATTGAGATAGTCTATTGAATCGAACCCGAGTGTTGCTGCGATGCTTTTTTTTGCTGGATCGACATGCATTTGCCAACTTTTTTCCTTAAATATGGTTAAAAGGGTTTCCCGCAACGCCCTATCCTTTCCTTCTAAGTGCCTTAGACTTATTACAGCTAATTTAAAAGAATCGAAATCTTCTTTATCGATGTGTATTTCATGATCACGGCTAGTACCATCACTATAATGGATATCTACAGAAGGTTGAATGACTACATAATATTCAGAGTACCTTCGCTTCTCCTTTGGCTTATCTCTGTCACCATGAGCATAGCCTCCAATGTAATAAAACAAAGACGAACCTTCATCCAAGGGTGTGGGATTATTTTTATAGAGATAGCGATATGTTGCGTCATAATCATACTGCTCATCGTAAGAGTAATAATCAGCAGGAGCAAAATAAGACTCGTCAGTCTTTTTACAACCAATTACTATTGATAACGTTATTAGCACGACATACAGGATTAAAACGTTTCTTTTCATGGCAACCATTATAAACGGTTAATTAGAATTTAAAAGTCTAAAAGCAACTCCGAATAATTTATGTTCACAAAAATTTATCTATTGTACAATCGCATCAAAACCAAGGAACGCCAGCTCGATTGGCTCAGAAGTCATGCTGTCTACGTCTCCCCCAAACTCACCGAGATACCCAAGGCTCCGTCGATCAGGCGGTCTCCCGTCGAGGAGGCAGTGGTACGCATTACCGAACTGGAACATGAGATCAACACCAGCATCGCACAGTTGATGCGATTGAAGGCTGAGATCGCTGATGTAATCCGAAGTGTGAACAGCATGGAGTGCGAGACGCTGCTGGAAATGCGTTACCTCGCCTTCCTAAGTTGGGACCATGTGGCAGCTCAGTTGAACTATAGCCAAGATTACATCTACCACCTGCACCGTAAGGCGCTGGCGTTGGTGAGAGTTCCATCGGCTTAGCCGTATATGTTGTGGCTGTGTGGAGGTTAATAAAACGCAACCGCCGAATGGTGACTCCACTTATTATTTGCACCTTTATCTGCCGTATGGTAAATTCTTGAATAAATACTTTTTTACTGGGTGAGTGCTATGAAAAAGACGTTGTTGCTTGTTTTTGTCCTGCTCTCATTGGTGTTTGTGTCTTGTGTGACGAGCTTCGACAGAACGCTCCTTCAACATGCCTCGAGTTCGATAGATCCAAAGTTGCCAAACTTGGAGCTGAAGAATGAAGATTCCGATTATTCCGTAGGACGTTCAAATTCCAAATCGCTTTCAACCAATACCTATCTCTACACCATATTTGAGCGTGAGTGCGAGAACAATTTGATTGAATGGAATGGCGATGAAACTTGGGGGACCATTGATCTGGTACTGATAGATGCGTCTTTCGACCCTATCGATGAGTGGTCATTGTCCACCGGCGTTTACGTAGAGTTTGAGCTCAGGATATTCGACGTCAATGGCAAGAAAATCTGGGCTAATCAGTATTATAGGGATGGTGGAAACATCGTTGTTTGGTCATACGCACAGGTGGAATCCGAAGCACAAACAAAAATTGTAAAGACGTTCAAAGAATTGATCGAAGAAGCCAAGACAGATTTACGCAAAGAAACTCCTGAAATCATTGCAAAACTGGAGAGCGCCTTAGCAAAGCAACAGTAATACGTATTCGACACGGATATTCTTGTACCCTATCGTTGAATTATCAGAAAATAACAGTTGTGCTCAGTTCGCGTTCCACGCTACTGTACACTCAGACAAGTCCAATCGAGAGCTCGGGAATTCCTCCCGGGCTTTTTTGTTGCCCATAGGAGATCCTCTCATGCCCTACAAGCCCAAGCGACCGTGCAGCCATCCGGGATGCCCGAGGCTGACCGAAGGTCGGTACTGCGCCGAGCATGCGAAAGAGGCTGCGAGAACCTACGAACGCCATCAACGCGATCCGGAGACGCACAAACGCTACGGGCACACATGGCGCAAGGTGCGCAAGGCGTTCCTGGCCGAGCATCCCTTCTGCGTTCTGTGTCGGCGGCATGGGAAGCTCAAAGAAGCGACGGTTGCCCACCACATCAAGGCCGCCAGACATGGTGGTGCGGATGACGAGGAGAACCTCATGGCGCTCTGCAACAGCTGCCACAGTGCCCTGCATGCACGCCAGGGAGAGCGGTGGCGAAACCAATGATTAATTTGTACGCCATATATAGTGTTATTACCTAGGGGCTATTGAATCTCTACACCATATATGGTATACTGCGGGCAGGGGCAACGACGCGTAAAAATCGGTATTCAAACGGGGGATTGACCCCCGACTTTCATTGAGGGGGTTCGGCATGGCAAAGGACGGCACCAACCGCGGCGGTGCACGCGTCGGCGCGGGGAGAAAACCCAAGGCGCTCTCCGAGAAGATCGGTGAAGGTCGTTCTGCCACCATGGTGCAGCTACCCGAGGCTCCCGATCTCGCGGGGATGGACATGCCACCGGTCAAGTACTACCTGTCGGTCCTTCAGAAAAACGGTATCGACCTTGATGCCGCAGAAGTGTTCCGGGAGACCTGGGAGTGGCTCAAGGCCAGGCGCTGCGAGGAATTGGTCAGCAGCCAGGTCATCCATCAATATGCGATGGCGGTGGCGCGCTGGATCCAGTGCGAGATGGCCGTCAGCGAGTACGGCTTCCTTGCCAAGCACCCGACCACCGGGGCGGCGATAGCCTCTCCGTACGTGGCGATGAGCCGTGAATACATGAAGCAGTCCAACCAGATCTGGTACCAGATCTTCCAGATCGTGAAGGAGAACAATGCCACCTCGTACCAGGGGGCGAATCCGCAGGACGACCTGATGGAACGACTGCTCAGCGCGCCCCGGCACCGCTAGGAAATCAAACATCCGAAGGAATTCAAACATGAAACACTACCTCACTTCCGAGAGTGTCTGCTGCGGACATCCGGACAAGCTGTGCGACCATATCGCAGACTCGATCCTCGATGCGTGCCTTGCAACCGACGCTTACTCTCGCGTGGCCTGCGAGGTCATGGCCACCAAGGGCCGCATCATCGTCGCCGGAGAAATCACCAGCAGGGGCACGATCAACGTGCGAAAGACGGTGCGATCCGCACTTGCCCAGTGCGGCTACGACCCGAAGGACTATGCGATCAGCGTGTACCTCCACACCCAGAGTCCCGATATCGCCAGCGGCGTGGACAGGGCCCTCGAGGTCAGGGATACAGATGGCAGCCAGGAGGAACTGGGAGCCGGAGACCAAGGAACGGTGTACGGCTATGCCACCGACGAGACACCCACCGGTATCCCGTTGCCGCTCGAGCTGGCGCATCGCATCTGCATGGACCTGGACGAGTGTCGATTGAGGGGAACCATACTCGGTATCCATAGCGACGGCAAGGCGCAGGTCTCCATCGAGTACGAGGACGGCAAGCCCAAGCGGGTGGCCGCGATCATCGTCTCGGTGCAGCATGAGCCGGACAAGAATGTGGAATGGCTCAAGGGTGAGATCCTCAGGAAGGTACTCTACCCTGCCTTCGAGGATTTCCCGTTCGACTCCCATACCCGCATCCTCATCAATCCCTCCGGCCGGTTCGTCGAGGGGGGACCTGCCGCCGACACCGGCCTGACCGGGCGCAAGATCATGGTCGATACCTATGGAGGTCTCGCCCTGCACGGCGGAGGCGCCTTCAGCGGCAAGGATCCGACCAAGGTCGACCGCAGCGGTGCCTACATGGCACGCATGGTGGCCAAGCACATCGTTGCCGCCGAATTGGCCGAACGCTGTGAAGTGGCCATCTCGTATGCCATCGGAAAGGCCGAACCGGTCGCGGTGGATGTGCATACCTTCGCCACCGGAACGCATAGTGATGAAAAGCTCGCCGAGGCGGTTCGCCGGGTGTTCAGCCTCAAGCCAAGCGACATCATCGGGCAGCTGGGACTGCGCCGCCCCATATACAACCTCACCTCATGCTACGGCCATTTCGGCAGTGCGCTGTTCCCGTGGGAACAGGTGAGCGAGCAGCATGTAGAGGCACTCAGGGGCGAACTGGAACAGCACGACTGAAAGGAAACACACCATGAGAATCCAGAAGATGAGACTGTCGGACCTGAATCCGGCAGCATACAATCCGCGCAAAGCCCTCAAGCAAGGGGATCCCGAGTATGAGAAGTTGAAGCGATCGCTTGAGCAATTTGGCTATGTCGAACTCATCGTGGTCAACGCCGCCAACGGCAACACCGTCATATCCGGCCACCAACGGCTGAATGTGCTCAAGGACTTGGGGGTTGCCGAGGAGGACTGCATCCTGGTCGAGCTGGATGCCGACAAGGAGAAAGCCCTCAACATCGCCATGAACAAGATCAGCGGCGAATGGGACAAGGACAAGCTGGCCTTGCTCATCACCGAGCTCCAGGGGCTAGACTTCGATGTCTCGCTCACCGGCTTCGATCCGGCCGAGATCGACGACCTGTTCAAGGACGCGCTTGCCGACGGCATCCACGATGATGACTTCGATGTGGCAGGCGAGCTCGAAAAGCCTGCGATCACCAAAGCTGGGGACCTATGGAAACTGGGAAGGCACCGCCTGGTATGCGGAGACAGCACCAAGGCCGAGACATTTGAACTGCTCATGGCAGGAGCGAAAGCGAACCTGGTGGTCACCGACCCACCGTATAACGTCAACTACGAGGGCACAGCGGGCAAGATCAAGAACGACAACCTGGGCAACGACGCCTTCGCCCAGTTCCTGCTCGAGGCCTTCACCAACACTGCCTCCCACATGGCCGACGATGCTTCCATCTACGTGTTCCATGCCGACACCGAGGGGCTGAACTTCCGCAAGGCATTCAGCGAGGCGGGCTTCTGCCTGTCGGGAACGTGCATCTGGAAGAAGCAGTCGCTGGTGCTCGGACGTTCGCCCTACCAGTGGCAGCACGAGCCGGTGCTCTTCGGATGGAAGAAGAAGGGCAAGCACCTGTGGTACACCGGACGCAAGGAATCGACCATCTGGGAATTCGACAAGCCCAAGCGCAACGGCGAGCATCCCACGATGAAGCCGGTTGCCCTGATCGCCTATCCGATCATGAACTCGTCGATGAGCAACACGCTGGTGCTCGATCCGTTCGGCGGCAGCGGCAGCACGTTGGTCGCCTGCGAGCAGACCGAGCGAAGCTGTGCCACCATCGAGCTGGATGAGAAGTACTGCGATGTGATCGTAAAACGCTACATCGAGCTTGTCGGATCCACTGCGAATGTGACCGTCCAACGGGATGGATTGGACTACACCTACGAGGAAGTCGCCTCCGAGGAGGCAAGCGATGGATGAGCTTACCCTGCTCGCCACGATCTCGGTGTGCTTGTTCGGATCGGGCGGCATCGTGCTGTGGCTGCTGAACCGACTCGCAAAGAGAAGCGATGACCGCCTCGGCTATGCGAAGGACCTGAGGGAGATCAAGGCCACCATCACCAAGATCCAGATGGGCTTGGTCATGGCGCTTGAGAACGACAAGGTCATCTTCAAGTCGCTGAGGACCCATGAGATCAACGGGGAAAGCGAGGAGCAGGAAAAGAAGATGGACGATTACTTTCTGTCGCTGCTTGGCAGCAAGGGGGAGCACCCATGACCCTCGGTGCCATATTGCTCGCATTCGCCGCGTTCCTGGGGCTGGTGATGGAACTGTACAAGAAGAGCCTTCGTTGTGACAGGGCAAGCGAGAACGAGATCAAGCTGGTCGCCCTCGCCTGCTCGACAGCCCTCGCGTACGTGACCTACCGGGTCGCGCCGGCATCCACGCCGGCCGGGGATCTGAAGGCCACGCCCTACCTGGTGGTCCTGTACACCGTGGCGATCTACTTGCTGCAGCTTCCGACGTGCATGGCATTCTGGAAACCGCTGCTCAAACGGTTCATGGAGAAAAAAGCCGATGAATGACATCATGCAGCTGCTGATCCTCATCATCCTGGGGCTGCTAGGGATCACACGATTCCAGGCATCCAAGACCAAGGATCTGAAAAAGGATGTCAAAAGGGCCGAGGATGCAGCGATACGCAAAGAAACGGAACTGGAGAAGGTCCATGAAGTACACCAAAAGATCACCACCATCACACAAGAGGCGGTACCTGAAAAGATTGAACCTCCTGAAAGCGGTGACTCTGCTAGCCGTCTTGATCGTCTCAACCGGCTGCACGAGCACACCGACGGTCGAGGTCAGTGATCCATATCGCCAAACTCTGGTATCGATGGCACCTGAAGCCCCGACAATCCCGACCTTCCCTGCACTGAACTGGACATACGAGAACGGTTTGTACTGCATAGCAGAGGCGGATGCCGACAAGCTTTTGGACTACGGGGAGAACACTCTACTGCTGTTTGCCCACCACTATGACCAATACCTGCGCCAGATGCGCCTTATCCTGGATGCGTTGGCGAAACCCTGAATCATCGGACTTGCTATTCATGCAAAGCTGAGCGATCAATGCACACTACACGGAGGATATACATGGATGAAATGAACCGTAAGAGAGTCGAGGTCCTCAGGAAGCAATACCCACCCGGGTGTACCGTGGTGCTTGTCAGCATGGATGACGAGTTCGCACCGCCGGCGGGTACCAAGGGCAAAGTAATCCACGTGGATGACATCGGCAGCATCCACATTGCATGGGAAACCGGCTCGACCTTGGGGGTGGTACCGGGGGTCGACATGGTGAGACGCTTGGGCGAAGAAATACCTGCAAAATAGTGTATCTTATTCGCATATATACACTTGCTATCTATTCCTCTTTGAGTGATTACTACAGTACGAAAAGAAACACACACCAAAGAGAGGTAGAGAGCATGGACAAGGCGACACGGTTCGGAATCGAGATCGAGATAACGGGCATCACCCGCAAGGACGCGGCCCTTGCGGCACAGACGGTCCTCGGTGGGGAGCTCTGCTATGGCGGCTCCTACTACGACACCTACGAGCTTGCCACTTCCGACGGCAGGACCTGGAAGTTCACCTACGACGGCTCGATCAGGTGCGAGACCAAGCGGGGCAGGATGACCGAGAGCGCATCACGGCTGTACAGCGTCGAGCTGGTCAGCCCGATCCTCACCTACGAGGCCGACATCGAGAACCTGCAGGAGGTCGTCAGGGCGCTCAGAAAGGCCGGAGCGTTCACCAACAGCTCCTGCGGCATCCACGTCCATCTCGACGGAGCGTCCCACACACCGCGCTCGATCAGAAACTTCGTGAACATCATCCATGCCCGAAACGACCTGTTCTACAAGGCCCTTGGCATCGAAGCCCAGCGGGCACGGTATTGCAAGAAGATGGACGAGCACCTGGTGGCTACCATGAACCGCGCCAAGCCAGCCACCTTCGCCGAGATCGAGAGCATCTGGTACGCAGGATACCAAGGCAGCCGCGAAGCCCATTACCATCAGAGCAGGTATCATTTTTGCAACCTTCATGCGTTTTTCCACGGCCACCATACGGTGGAGCTGCGCGGCTTCAACAGCACGCTCCACGCCGGGGAGGTCAGGAGCTACATCGTGTTCGCCCTCGCGCTGAACACCCAAGCGCTCACGCAGAGTTCGGCAAGCACCAAAAAGCCCCAAGCCGAGAACGAGAAGTTCGCGATGCGCACCTACCTCAACCGCCTCGGCCTCATCGGTGATGAGTTCAAAGCCTGCCGCGAACATCTGTGCAAGCGGCTGTCGGGAAATGCCGCGTGGAGACGGCGCATCGCAGCCTGAAGGGGCGACTTCTTGAAACCTTGAGGGCGGCTCTACCGCCCTTGGGGTGGTAGAAACCGATCGAAGGAGTGATACAACCATGAAGAAAGTCTACCTGGCCTACGGAAGCAACCTGAACCTCGAGCAGATGGCCTACCGATGTCCCGATGCCACGGTGATCGGAACCACGATGCTGCCCGACTACCGGCTGGTGTTCCGGGGAGGCCGCCACAGCGGCGTGGCCACCATCGAGCAAGAGAGGGGATCTGCGGTTCCCGTGTTGCTGTGGGAGATCACCAAAAGGTGCGAGCAGGCACTGGACCGCTACGAGGGATATCCGCACCTGTACCGCAAGGAGCAGCTGACCGTGGACCTTGACGGTGATGAGTTGGTGGCGATGGCCTACGTCATGAACGATGGTCCCCCTCCGGCGATGCCGGGTGCGTATTACTACGCGACCATCCTGCATGGCTACCGCGACTGCGGCTTCGACGAGGCGATCCTCAAGGAGGCGGTGATGCGTACGACGGAGAGCGTTCAATAGCTGAACGTTCCTAATTTCCACGGAAAGCCCAACCGAAGACCCTCCGGGGTCTTCTTTCCATATAGACAGGAATGCCATGAAACCGATGAAGACCTACAAGCCCACGCCGTTCATGGCAAAGGACTCGACCTACGACAAGGACAAGGCCGACCGCGCGGTGCAGTTCATCCAGAGCCTCAGGCACACCAAGGGGGTGTGGGCGGGAAAGCCCTTCCTGCTGCTTCCGTGGCAGGAGCGGATCATCCGAGACCTCTTCGGCATCGTGAAGCCGGACGGATACCGGCAGTTCAACACCGCCTACATCGAGATCCCCAAGAAGAACGGCAAGAGCGAGCTCGCCGCCGCGGTGGCCCTGCTGCTCACCTGCGCCGACTTCGAGGAGCGAGCGGAGGTCTACGGATGCGCGGCCGACCGCCAGCAGGCCTCGATCGTGTTCGAGGTGGCCGCCGACATGGTGCGCATGTGCCCCTCGCTGAACCGGCGCGTGAAGATCCTCGCGGCGACCAAGCGCATCGTGTACCAGCCGACGAACAGCTTCTACCAGGTGCTGAGCGCCGAGGCCTACTCCAAGCACGGGTTCAACATCCACGGGGTGGTCTTCGACGAGCTGCACACCCAGCCGAACAGGAAGCTCTTCGACGTCATGACCAAGGGCTCCGGCGACGCACGCTCGCAGCCGCTGTTCTTCCTCATCACCACCGCGGGCACCGACCAGCACTCCATCTGCTACGAGCAGCACCAGAAGGCACGCGACCTCATCGAGGGTCGCAAACACGATGCGACCTTCTACCCGGTGATCTACGGCGCCGAGGAGAACGACGACTGGACCGATGCGAAGACCTGGAAGAAGGCCAATCCGTCGCTGGGACACACCATCGCCCTCGAGAAGGTGAAGGCAGCCTGCGACAGCGCGCGCCAGAACCCGGGTGAAGAGAACGTGTTCAGGCAGCTTCGGCTCAACCAGTGGGTCAAGCAGGCGGTGCGCTGGATGCCGATGGAGAAGTGGGACCAGTGCGACTTCCCGGTGGACGGGACGGCATTGGAAGGCAGGGTCTGCTACGGAGGGCTCGACCTCTCGAGCACCACCGACATCACCGCCTTCGTGCTGGTGTTCCCTCCCCGGGACGAACAGGAGAAGTTCATGATCCTCCCCTGGTTCTGGATACCCGAGGACAGCATCGCCTTGCGCGTGAGGCGCGACCATGTGCCCTACGACGTGTGGGAACGAACCGGTCATATCCAAACCACCGAGGGCAACGTGGTGCACTACGGCTTCATCGAGGCTTTCATCGACGAGCTGGGCAAGAGATACAACATCCGCGAGATCGCCTTCGACCGCTGGGGAGCCGTGCAGATGGTGCAGAACCTCGAGGGCATGGGCTTCACGGTGGTTCCCTTCGGCCAGGGGTTCAAGGACATGAGCCCGCCGACCAAGGAGCTGATGAAGCTGGTGTTGGGGAAAAGCATCGCGCATGCGGGACATCCGGTGCTTCGCTGGATGATGGACAACATTTTCATCCGCACCGATCCGGCTGGGAACATCAAGCCCGACAAGCAGAAGTCCACCGAGAAGATCGACGGAGCGGTGGCCGCGATCATGGCACTGGACCGGGCGATCAGGTGCGGCAACGAGGTTCGCGAATCAGTCTACGAGCAGAGGGGAATCCTCTTCATCTGACATCCAGGAGACATACACACATGGGACTCATCGGAAAACTGGTCGCGAGGACTCGCGACAAGCCGCAGAACAGGACCCTCGGGTCCTCATACAGCTTCTTATTCGGCGGTTCAACCAGCGGCAAGGCGGTCAACGAACGCTCCTCGATGCAGATGACGGCGGTCTATGCCTGCGTGCGCATCCTCGCCGAGGCGATCGCCGGCCTGCCGCTGCACCTGTACCGGCATGGCAACGATGCAAGCAAACACAAGGCGAAGGAGCACCCGCTGTACACCCTGCTGCACAGCGAGCCCAATGCGGAGATGACCAGCTTCGTGTTCCGCGAGACGCTCATGACCCACCTGCTGCTCTGGGGCAACGCCTATGCGCAGATCATCCGAAACGGCAAGGGCCAGGTTGCCGCGCTGTACCCGCTGATGCCCAACCGCATGCAGGTGGACCGCGACAAGAGCGGCAAGCTCTACTACCAATATACCACCAGCGCCGAGGATGCACCGACGATGAAAGGCACTTCGGTGGTACTGGACGCCTCCGAGGTGCTGCACATACCGGGCCTGGGCTTCGACGGTCTGGTGGGCTACTCGCCCATCGCGATGGCCAAGAACGCCATCGGCATGGCGATCGCCTGTGAGGAGTATGGGGCCAAGTTCTTCGCCAACGGGGCCGCTCCAAGCGGGGTGCTGGAGCACCCGGGAACGGTGAAGGATCCCTCGCGCCTCCGCGATACGTGGCAAGGCCAGTTCGGCGGCTCGTCCAACTCGCACAAGGTCGCGGTGCTCGAGGAGGGAATGAAATACACCCCCATCTCGATCTCACCCGAGCAGGCGCAGTTTTTGCAGACACGCAAGTTCCAGATCAACGAGATCGCGCGCATCTTCCGCGTGCCGCCGCACATGGTGGGGGACCTGGAAAAATCCTCGTTCAGCAACATCGAGCAACAGTCGCTGGAGTTCGTCAAGTACACCCTCGACCCCTGGGTGATCCGCTGGGAGCAGGCCCTCTCGCGTGCGCTGTTGGCATCTGAGGAGAAGCAGACGCACTTCTTCCGCTTCAACGTCGAGGGGCTGCTCCGCGGTGATTACCAGAGCCGCATGGGCGGGTATGCCACCGCGCGCCAGAACGGCTGGATGAGTGCCAACGATATCCGCTCCCTGGAGGACATGGACCTCATCGCCGACGGGGACGGGGGGAACCTCTACCTCATCAACGGAAACATGCTCCCCCTTTCGCGGGCCGGGGCATTCGCAGACAAGTCAACGGACACATCCCAGGAGGAGAGTAATGAAGAACAGGAAGTTCTGGCAATGGAAAAACCGGGGCGAAGACGAAGGCACAGCGAGAATCCTTGAGCTTTCGGGCACGATCGCCGAGGAGAGTTGGTTCGATGATGATGTCACCCCCGAGCAGTTCCGCGATGAGCTGTTTGCCGACAGCGGCGAGGTGACCATCTGGATCAACAGCCCCGGAGGGGATTGCATCGCGGCCAGCCGCATCCACGCGATGCTCATGGACTATCCGGGGGCAATCACGGTGAAGATCGACGGGATCGCCGCGAGCGCGGCCTCGGTGATCGCGATGGCGGGCACGAGGGTGCTCATGGCACCCACCGCGCTCATGATGATCCACAACCCCATGACCGGAGCCTACGGCAACCATGAGGACATGCAGAAGGCCATCGGCATGCTGGACGAGGTGAAGGAAAGCATCATCAACGCCTACGAGATCAAGACGAACCTCACCCGCGCGAAGATCAGCCACCTGATGGACAACGAGACATGGATGAACGCGAAGAAGGCCATCGAGCTGGGCTTCGCCGATGCGATCCTCGAGGATGCGAAGAAGGCCTCGAACGAGGCATCGTACGCGTTCTCGATGCGCACCTCGCAGCTCTCGCTTCTGAACAAGATCACCACAACGCATGCGCACACGACGGACCAGGCGCCACCTGAAGCAGGCACAGCCGCCCTCGACGAACTCGAGACACGGCTGAATCTCATCAAACCCCACTAGGAGAGAACACATGGGAAAGATCAACGACATGCGCGCCCAGCGCGCGAAGGCCTGGGAACAGGCGAAGGCATTCCTCGACTCGAGGCGCAACGACAAGGGCATCCTGGGCGCCGAGGATACCGCGACGTACGAGCGGATGGAGAAGGAGATCGTGGACCTGGGAGCCGAGATCGAACGGCAGGAGCGCATCGAGGCGTTCGAGCGGGAGCTGAACGCACACGTGGGCTATCCCATCACCAGCCGCCCCGAGAATGCCCCGAAAGCAGAAAAGAAGGCGGGACGGGCATCGCAGGAGTACCGCTCGGCATTCTGGAACCACATGAGGCGCCAGGGCAACGAGTTCGAGGTGAAGAACGCGCTGCAGGTGGGCACCGACACCGAGGGCGGCTACCTGGTGCCCGACGAGTTCGAACGCACCATCGTCGAGTCGCTGAAGGATGAGAACATCTTCCGATCGATCGCGCATCTCATCCAGACCGCAAGCGGCGACCGCAAGATCCCGATTTCCACCAGCAAGGGCGAGGCGGCATGGATCGACGAGGAGGGGACCTATCCGGAGAGCGACGACAGCTTCGGGCAGGTGACCATCAGCGCCTACAAGCTGGGCACGATCATCAAGGTGAGCGAGGAGCTGATCAACGACAGCGTGTTCGACATCGAGTCCTACATCGCCACCGAGTTCGCCCGCCGCATCGGGGCCAAGGAGGAGGCCGCGTTCTTCAGCGGCGACGGATCGGGCAAGCCGCTGGGCATCCTCGCGGCCGCCGGGGGTGCGCAGGTGGGCGTCACCGCGGCCTCGGCCACCGCACTGACGTGCGACGAGGTCATCGACCTGTACCATGCGCTGCGCTCTCCGTACCGCAAGGACGCGGTGTGGCTGACCAACGACGCCACCATCAAGGCGATCCGCAAGCTCAAGGACGGCAACGGGCAGTACATCTGGCAACCCTCGCTGGTGGCCAAGGAGCCCGACACCATCCTCGGCCGCCCGGTGAGGACCTCGGCGTACATGCCCGAGATCGCAAGCGGTGCGAAGACGGTGGCCTTCGGGGACTTCTCGTACTACTGGATCGCCGACCGCCAGGGACGCACCTTCAAGCGTTTGGGAGAACTGTTCGCCCCGACCGGCCAGGTGGGATTCCTCGGGTCCCAGCGCGTGGACGGGCGACTGATCCTCGGCGAGGCCGTCAAGGTCCTCGTGCAGAAAGCCTAAGGGAGGCACCTGATGGGATACAACACGAAGAACTACCGCGAACAAGGCGGTGAAAAGACGGTCATCGGCGGCGAGGTCATCCTCGCTGCCGACTGCATCATCACCGACGAGCGCCCGTGCCCGATACCGTACATTCCGGCATCGACAGCCTCCACCGCGGCGAATGTGGTCAAGGACTTGAACGTCCTGATCAACAACCTTAAGACTGCGGGCCTGGTCGAGCCGACGGTCCCGACACTGACGGTGTCTCTTGTGGAAACTGAAGTGGCCGCCCTCATGGGGGAAATGGTCGTCCTAGGGATACAAGCAGACGCTTCTGACGGCAGAGAGCTGGCCTACCAATGGTATGCGAACACAGGTGCGACCAACACCGGGGGAACACTCATCAGCGGTGCGACGGCCAGTACCTATGAGGCGTCCACGTCGAGCGCGGGAACTTCGTACTACTACTGCGTCGTCAGTGAGGCAACCGCAGGAGCCACCAAGGCGTTCAGTGATGTCCCAAGCGAGGCGATCACGGTAACCGTAAACGAAGCATAAGAAATTTTGGGGGCATCCCGGTGAGAGCTGGGGTGTCCATCATTTCGATGAAGGAGGAAGCGCATGATTGCCAGTATCGCCATGTTCGACACCTACAGCGGCAACTACGAGGACGCAAGCGAGGCCGTGCTGCTCAAGGGCGCCTTCCTCTGTACTGCCGAGGATATCGTGGCCTCGTACTTGGGCTTCGATCCGAAGCAGCAGGAGTATACCGATGTGGTCGCTTCGGGCTCGGGCTCGCGGCGTCTGTACCTACGTGCGCGCAACATCACCAGTGTCGAAGCGCTCACTGTGGGGATGGTCAAAGTGGATACCACGCTGGTGGCACCGTGCGACGACCATATCCGTTTTGTGGATCACACCACCAAGTTCCCCATCGGGGAAGACAACATCCACCTCAGCTACACCGCTGGATGGGAAATCGGGCAGATGCCTTCGGTGATCGTCGTCTCGATCCTACGTATCGCCACGCTCATGCTCAGCGAGACCGGGGGCAACATCGGCCTGACAGGCAAGAGCTTTGCCGACAACAGCCGCACGTTCGTCAATTACAGCAACTACCGCAAGTACCTCCAACCGCTGGACAGCTTGCGCATCCTGGGGTTCTGACATGGCCGGCAGACGAAAACGATACAGCACCGAAAGCGTATCGGTCGAGACTGACCTGGCTGAAGCACTCTCCTACCTCGAGGGTCTTGGAACAAACCGGCACAAGGCGATGCGACGTATCCTGGGTGGCATCGGCACGGCCGCAAGAGCCCAGGTACGCAAGACCTACAAGTCCCACGGCCTGGCCAAAGGTACGGGGGCGCTGTACAAGAGCATCAGCCGCCGTGTGATCCGTAGCGGCAAAGCGGTCATCGTCGAAGCCAAGGCATCATCGGAAAAAGATAAGGTCTTCTATGGCTACGCACTGGCCAAGGGAGCTCGGATCACTGCCAAGGACGGAGGATACCTCACATTCCAGAAGGACGGAAAATGGGTGCGCGTGCACTCGGTGAAGCTTCCCGAGCGCGATTTCGTGGCCGCTCCGGTGAAGAAATACCTGAGCTCCACGGCCTTCAAGACGAAGCTCGATCAGCTGGTGCAGCGGGAAGTGGCGCGCATTGAAAAGGAGAGTAAACGATGATAACCGAGATGCAGGTGCTCGAAAGGCTCAAGGCGGTGATTGCCACCGATTTGGTCGGATTGCAGGAGAGCGAAGAGGGAATTTCCATCGAGCACTTCGACGATAAGAACATAGAGATCGACTTTCCTGATGTGGACAGCATGAGGCGCCCTGCGATGCTTTACATCCAGCCCGATTATGAGAACCTCGAACCGCTGGGCATGCATAGCGACCTGGCCACCATGCGCGCCACCATCTTTCTCCTCTGCAAGAGTGCGCCCAACGCGATTCTGGTCAAGCGTGTATTCGCACTGTATGGAGCCCTGTACCTGCTCCTACGAGGGGACCCCACGCTGGGAGGATTCATCGAGGACGCGCGTATCACCGACATGGACTACTACCCTGCCGTCACCGCTTCGGCGACCATCACGGCCATCGAGGCAAGCATCGATTTGCAGTGGTCCAAGGAATTCTGAACACAAGAGAGGTAACGCACATGGCATTCTACACGGGAACGGGATCGCGGCTGCAGGCAGGCAAGGAAAGCTCCTTCGCCCAGGCTGCCAGTCCCACGACTCTGGTCGACCTGACCAGCGAAAGCATCAAGGTGGCCGTCGAGAAAGGCGACGAGGGCTCGCTGCTGGGAAGCAAGACCGCAACGAACCGGGACCTGCTGGCGGTGACGGTGGAGGGCTCAGTGAGCTTCATCCTCCGGCCCGAATCGGCCGGTCTCATCCTGCACGCCGCCCTGGGAGGAGAAGACTCCTGCACCCAGGTGGGAGAAACGGATGCGTACACGCACACCATCGGCCTGTGCGATGTGCATGAGGCGCTTCCCAGCCTCACCTTCACCATCGACCGCAAGGCGGCAATCAAGCGCTACGCGGGGTGCACCATCAGCGCCCTCAGCCTGGATTGCGCAGCCGGCGATTATGTAAAGGGCAGCATAGACATCAAGGGGACCACTGAAGAGAACGGAACCATTGAAGAGGCACTGAAGAGCTTCTCCATCCCCTCGTACCGGTGCACCAATGCGACCTTCACGGTCAACGGAACAACGTACGACATCACCAGCGCATCACTGAAGATCGACAATGCGCTCGAAAGCTCCCCACGCACCTATGCCTCAGGTTTGTATGCAGGACAACCGCAGCATGGCAAACGCAGCGTCACCATCAACTTCGAAATCCCCTACAGCGCCGAAGTGGAAACGCTCAGAGGTGAGTATCTGACCAGCGAGGAGAACGCTTCTGTCCAGCTGACCTTCTCATCCCCTGGTGCAGGGCACAGCATTACCATCACCCTCTCGCATGTGGCGATCAGCGAGGTGGATGCGAATGTCGGGGGAACGGGCATACTCAGCTCTACCGTCGCGGGCGAGGCGCTCAGCGTGGGCACCGAAGAGCCCATCACCATCGTGATCACCGACAAGATTTCGACACCCTACGGAGGATAACAGACATGTTCATCAAGACAAGACATTATGACGCGTGCATACAGAAGGTGCGCATCGAAGTGGGAACACTGGTGGGACTGGAGGCGGACGACGAGGCATACATCGTGCTCAAGGAGCTGCCCACCCTGGAGATGCTGCGCCTCAAGGAGGCCTCCGAGCAGGGGGAGAACCAGACGCTCACGTTGCTGCGCGACCTGCTTCCCTCGATTTTGACGGACCACAACTTCTACGAGGATGCGGATGCGAAGAAGAAGATGGACAACCGGGAGGTGGCCTCCTTGGTGTTCGAGTCGCTGGATCTGACGGTGAAGGTCGTCGACGCCTATACGCACGCCGCTTTTTTTTCCCGTGCGGACGCGAACGGCGGCAGATCGCGTCCCTCTGCGCAGAGGTCTTCAACGGACGGCGCAGCGCCGAGCTCTATGCCGAGTACGCCCACTGGCTCTTCTACATAACCGATGTATTCCTGCCCTGTTGCGACTCTGAGAGCGGGGACTTCAGGCACCTGCCGTTTTCGGGCTCGCTCATGGACCAGCCGTACATGAGCATGCAGATCCTCAAGCTCATCCAACTCAACTACCGGCGGCACCTGACGGAGCAGGCGAAGAAAATGACACAGAAACACTAATCACAGGGCGTCCATGGGGCGCCCTTTCCATTTCATAAGGGGACCACACTCATGGCAGCACAAGCGAAAGTCATCATCAAGGGCCAGAACGACATCGGTGGCGCGGTCAAGTCGGCCGCAGCAGACCTCGGAAGCCTCAAGGGTGCCGCCAGCAAACTGGGTGGGGCGCTCAAAGGTGCCCTCGCCGCCACCGCGATCATCGCTTCGGTGAAGGCTCTGGGAAGCGCGGTGAGCTCAACATTCTCCGAGTTCTCAGCAGCCGAGCGGTCCTACAAGCAGCTCGCACTCGCACTTGGCGACAGCGCATCGTACGAGAAGGTCACATCCGTGGTCGAACGCCTCAGCTCCCAGACCCTCTCGGGCAAGGACGACATCGAGGCGATGGTCGCCCAGCTCGCGGCGCTGGGCAAGGGTGCCGACGAGATCGAAAGCATCTCCGAGGCTGCGGTGTACCTGTCGAACGTGACCGGACGGGACCTGAACTCATCCATGACCACGCTGCTCAATACCTACACGGGCACGACCACCCAGCTCAAGCGCTTGGGCATCGACCTGGGCAATATCACCAAAGAGGAGCTGGAGCAAGGTGCGGCCATCGATGTGGTCATCGGCAAGCTCGGCTCCTACTCGGCTATGATGGCCGACGGGGATACCGCCCAGCACCTGACGAACATGAAGAACACCTGGGGCGATATCAAACAACAGGTGGGCGGCATCATCGACTACAACTTCGGCCCGTGGCTGGGCAATCTCGATGCGGCCTTCAGCGGCATCAAGACGAACCTGATGAACATCGTCAACTACGTCGGGGCGGTCATCAAGAACTTTCCCGCCGCCTTCAAGCTGGGCCTGGCCACCGTGTGGGAACTTCTCAAGCGTACCTTCGAGTGGGACTCGATCAAGGCCATCGTCACCACTACCGTCGAGAACATCGGCATCGTCACCAGCGCGATGCTCAGGGGCATATTCGAGAGCATCCCCAAGATGCTTGGCAACGTGGTCCTCGGCATCGTCTCCTGGATATCCTACATCGCGCTGCATATCGAAGGCGCGATCCTGGGGGCGATCCAGAATGCCATCGACAAGGCGGGAAGCAAGATCCAGGGCACCTGGGTGGGCAAGCTCTTCGGTTTGGGCGACCGTCTGGCCTCTCTCGACATGGGTGCGGACGGGAAGAAGGACGAGGCCGCGTCCTACAAGCAACAGGCCGACCAAAGCTTCGAGAAGGTGGGACCGCTATTGGCCAACGCGGTCACCGAGGCCATCGGCATGGCATCCACGGTCGCGCTCAACACAGCCGGCATGCTCGAGTCGATCTACGGCGACATCGGACTCGATTTCAAGAGCGCCCTGGACGAGATCGTCGCACCCGAGCTGGAAGCGATCGCCCAGAAGGCCGATGCGGCCAACCAGAGCAAGCTGCTCTCCTCTATCGCCGCAAGCGGCGCGGGCACCGCGGCCTCGTCTGCCGAGACAGCCGAGAACACGAAGAAGAGTGATACCCGTATGGGAGCGCAGATCGCATCGATGCTCTCCGACGGCCTATCCAAGCTGTTGGGCAGCGTCTTCGGCTCTGTCGCCGGGGGCATCATGGGCATGGTCGCCGACGAGCTGCTGGGAGGCGTGGAGGCCATCGTCGCCACCTTGCAGCCCCTCATCGACATCATCTTCAACACCCTCTCCCCCCTGGGCATCCTGCTTACCATCCTCGAGGGCTTCGTCTCGGTGATGGAACCCGCGCTCACGGCAGTATTCCAACCGCTGGTGGACACCTTCTCGTGGATAGGCCAGATCCTCGCGAGCCTCTTCTTGCCGCTATTGGATGCGCTGTACACCTCCTTCGCCCTGGTGGCCAACATCGTCATGGCCGTATTGTCCCCGGTGCTGCAGGCAATGGGGCCGATCTTCATGGTGCTCAGTGGCGTGATGCAGGCGCTCTCGCCCATCCTGATCCTGGTGGCCAAGGCATTCACTGTCCTGATGAGCCCCGTGGAGTACATCGCGGACCTCTTCAGCTGGCTGGGAAGCTGGGTCCAACACCTCGGGTCCGTCATCGCCACCGCGGCGTACAACCTGGTCCATCCGTTCAGGAAAAAGAGCTATGCATCCAGCCCCGGTTCCTTCTCGAGCGACGCCTTCAGCGGCCTCGCCGACCGCCTGGCGAACATCGATGCGATCGCCGACCAGGGCAGCGTGGCCACCGACGCGGTCTCCACCGCCACCGCGGTGGGCAGCGCATCCTACCAGGGAGCGACGCAGGTCACCATCAACATCTACCAGAACTCTCCGGTGGTGGGAACCGGGGGCATGCGAGCCTTCGCCCAGATGATCCGAGGCGAGTTCGAACAGCTGGACTACTATGGAGTGACCACCTAGATGGCAACAATCACCGATCCCTCCCTCACACTGTCCTTCCTGGGCGGGGACCTCCAGGCGGCTCACCCCTCTGTACAGACAATCGGCCAGGAGCACATCGTACGGCGGACGGTCGCCTTCCACCAGCAATTGCTCTCCGGTCTCAAGAGCGCCTCGAACCAGGTGGACCTGCTACTCCACGGCAACTGCGCGGCGATCGAAGACATCGTCGCCACCGAGGGCGATATCAAGGCGGTCCTTCGCGATGGAAGTGCGACACTGTTCACCGGTTACCTGTCGACCAACTTCACCTGGACGGTCACCCACAGCGGCAAGAAGGCGCTCGCGATCACGTTGGAGGACACCGGCACGCGCCTGCTCGGCAAGGCATTCATCCCTGGTGGGAAGCACCTGTTCAACTGCAGCGCCTCGGCGGCCATCGCATCGATATGCGCCGCGGCCGGCATCACCGTGTCCGCCTCGTGCATCTTCATCCCCCACATCGTCACCTCGACGGTGGAAAGCACCCGCAGCTGCCGCGACATCCTCGACCGGCTGGTCTACGAGCTGGGCCATGTGTATTGCTTCGATCCCCTCGGTGAACTGCGCCTGTTCAAGGTGGACTGCACATCCACCGAGGACCTTCCCGTGCTGGACCGGGACGACCTGGCCGTGGTGGGGGGCAACGCCATCACGCTGTCCAAGAGGATCCGCCAGTACAAGAGCGCCCGGGTAAGCTTCACGCGCCTGGGGACGGCGAGCGACTACCTGGTGTACCGCAACACCACCGGACGCGGCGAGGGGCATCCGTATTGCTACATGAAGTTGGATCCGGGTGCGCACTTCGACGGTACCGAAATCCATACCGAAAGCGGATGGGAAGAGGCCCAGGCTGACAGCCTCCGCAAAGCCGCCCTCATCGAAGCTTGCAACGCCTCGGGCGAGGGTGCAATCGTGGGAAGCAACGGGATCATCGCCGTTTCGGACGTGCGCATGGATTTCGCATCCGAAAGCGGCTCGGTCACCGCCAGCATAACCGCAGCCGGAGGCCCGTACCTGCGTATCCAGGTGCACAACGGCGGCAGCCTCCCCTACCACGTCACGCGCCTGGATGCCTATGCCTCCATCATCCACATCCGGGACACGAATATCGTCAGGACCGCCGCGACGGCATTCGAGGGCGAAAGCTCGGACAATTTGCTCACCGATGAGCTCGAGTTCGTGCACGACCGGTCCCTCGCCCAGGCGCACGCGAACCTGCTGGGCCAGTACCACCGCCACTCGAACTGCCGGTACACCTTCTTCTCCGAGCGCGATATTCCCCCGGGTTCGGTCGTCCGCCTCGTCGACAACGCCTTCAGCGGCCTGGATGTCGCGGTCATGGTCACCGCACGTACCTTCACCGACGAGAGCCCCGTCTTCCAGTACCAGGCGGTGGGCATCTCGGCCTTCGACCTGGGGGTCGCCGCCCACCTAGAGACCATCGCAGGCGGAAGCGGCGATACGGCCGGAGAGGCGGGCCCGCCCGGCGAGGACGCCTACCAGGTGCAGGTGGTCAGCGAGGGCGGCACCACCTTCCGCATGGGCCAACCGTTCAGCACGACCATGGTGGCGCGGGTCTTCAAGGGGGGCGTCGAGGTCACCGACAACTTTACGGACTCGGATTTCCGCTGGAGTCGGAGCAGCTTAGATGCGCACGCAGACGGGATATGGAACTCGATGCATTACTCGGCAGGCTCGAAGAGCCTGACCATCACACAACAAGACGCGGTGGGGAGAAGCAACTTCTTCTGCACCCTGCTCAGGAGGATCTAACTATGGCAGTATCGGTCGGACAGATCACGATCATGGACTTCAACGACGGGGTGACGCTCACCGGCTACATCTCGGGCAACCACACCAAAAATGTCCGCTACGACGGCAACAACGAGAGCTACACCCCCAATTTCGTATCCACCCCACTGGTGCTCACCCCCAGCCTGTTCGTCGCGGGCAGCGGCACCGACATCATGGCAAGCGGCACCGACATCATGGCAAGCGGCACCAATGTGCAGGCGGTGGCCTGGAAGCGCAAGGCGAACAACCAGACGGGCGAGAACAACCTCAGCGCGGGGGAGAGCATGGGGGCGGCCTTCCCCAAGGCGCTCACGGTCTCATCCCAGCCGTTCTCGGCAGCGGTGTTCAGCGTCGAGTACATCTGCACCATCGTCTACCGCGATCCGGCTACCGGCCTGGATCTGACCTACAAGAACTCGGTGACGATCCAGAAGGTGACCGAGGGGAACAACATCGCGATCGCCGAGATCACCGCCGACCCGGGCCTGGCCTTCAAGAACGCCCTTCCCGCCTCGATCACCCTCGGCGCCCACCTGTACCGCGGCGCGGCCAAGGACACCACCAACCTCACCTACGTGTGGGAGCGCCTGGTTGCGGGTATTTGGACAGCGATCGGAGGGGCCACCGGCGCGACGCATGTGGTGACCCCCTCGATGGTGGCCAGCCTGCAGCAATTCCGCGTGAAGATCAGCGACACGGTGGCGGGCGACTCGTACACCTCAGATCCGGCCACCGTGCTGGACTTCAACGATCCCATCCAGGTGGTCATCGAGTCCACCGGGGGCGAGGTGTTCAAGAACGGCATCGGCACCTCCACGCTCAAGGCCAAGCTCTTCCAGAACGGAGGCGAGGTCGACTCGGGGGGAACAGCGTACACCTATACCTGGACCGTGTTGAACAAGGACGGCAGTACGCGGTCCTTCGCCGACGCGACGGCATCGAAGACGGGAAAGAGCATCCCGGTGGGGACAGGCGATGTGGATGTGAAGTCCACCTTCGTCTGCACCGTCAGCTAGGGAGGGCCCCATGCCTATCGCGATCGGACAGCTTTCCATCACCGGTATCCACGACGGGTCCTCGATCGAGGCCCGGTACGCCTCCAACACCTCCGAGACGGTGCCACCCTCAACCGGGTGGTCCCCCACCGTCCCCCCGTCCCAGATGGGATACTACCTCTGGCGCCAGGAGCGTACGGCCCATGCAGACGGCTCCTATTCCGACTGGAGTGCAGCGGTGCGTATCACAGGAGCGAAGGGAAGCGCCGGGGAACCAGGACCAGCCGGGGCCGACGGGGAGCCGGGTCGGGACGCCGGGGCCATGGCGCCCAGCCTCTTCGCATCCCTGGGCACCCTCGCCCTCGGTGCCGGCACGATCCATGTGAACAAGGTCCCCCTTGCGGTCCCCTCGGCGTCCAGGGCACTGGTTGCCGAAGGCAGGGGCCTGATCGTTATCGATGTCCAGGACGCGCAATCGGTGGCGGTCCATTTCCTGCGTCTCGGCACCGTCTCCGACGGCTCGTCCACCGCCATCTGCTGGAGGGACTTCGACTCCGGCATCGAGGTGGCCATAAGCAGCGCCTCCCTTGTTATCGGCGAGTTCGAGGTATACGGGGGGAACGTCGGGATGGCCGAGCCGGTCGTCCCGACCAACACGGACTTCTATGTCAAATCGAGGTTCATGGAGATCCTCTCGGCGGTCACGGATGTCTCCGAGGACGATTTCAAGCGGATGGCCGACGCGTTGGGGATCGCCCGGGTGTTCAAGGGCATCGTCGCACTCGAGCTCGTCGCGGACGCGGTTCGGACAAACCACCTGAAAGTCGGTGGGGGAAACGAGCAGAGCGGATTCTTGTTCGAGGCCACCAATGGCGAGGACAACAATTCCCCGATCGTCAGGGCCCTGTACGACGGCAAGACGGTCTTCCAGATCGACCCGGCGAGCGGGCAGGTGTCCATGGTCGGCAAGGTGAACATCTCCGAAGGTTCGGTCGCCGGGACATCCAGCATCGACACCCCGATGTTCAAGACGCAGAAGGGCACGAGCTCCGGCTCGTTGACCAAGACGTTCGAGCCGGACTTGTGGAATGCCGCCGAGTTGTATGCATGGCTTGCGGCCACTGTTGGGGAGACCTTCCAAACAGCTTCGGGAACTCTTGATGGAGTTGAGATCAATGCTGTTACGAAGGTTGAGAATGGCCGTGCGCTGGTTCACCAGAATACCAGCTCCAAGGGTGTCACCGGGCCTGATGGCAACGAGCTGGTCTACAGCTATACGGTTCCAGAAGGTGTCACCCACCTGGTCTTTTCGGGGAGCTTCTCCGGCGACTGGACACGGTTCCGTGCCTACAGGAATGGAGTTCTAGTCATAAGCACCGACAGCAGCGGCATCTCCGGCACTCTGGAGGTGGCCGCAGGGGATTACCTCGAGTTCCGTGGCACCAACGGGGCGTGGGCCGTGTTCGGCAGCAAGACCTGCACCTGGACGACCAAATGGTACACCCCGGCGGGAACCGGAACGTACTTCAGGCTCGCAGGCAACGTCACAAAGCTGTTGAGGAAGGGATTCTATGGCGCAACACGGTCGGTGTCCCTCAGCTTCGGCGGTTCGACCTGGATCTCCGCAGGGGCGAACACCGGGTACATAAGCGGCTCGGCCATCATCGGCGATCCCCAGCACGACGTCCTCGCGCTGGACTTCCAGCAGAACTGCTCCGGCACGGTGACGATAGACGGGACTGCGCATACGGTATCCAAGATCACAAGGTCATCCGATGCGATCGCATACCAGCTCACGGATGGGACATTCAAGTATATCTATTCGTTCGGCGGCGAGGGCTCGGCTGGGTGTGTCTATACGGGACACGCCTCATCCATAGCCATCGAGGGCCAGACCGAGGCGATACTCACCTCCACCATCCTTCCCAATGGTGTGGGGAAGGACATAGGGTCGGCGGCGATCAGGTTCCTCAACCTGTACCTCGGCGGTGCCGTGTCCGCCAATACCGGGACCTTCAGTGGGGCATTGGCATGCGCCACCATAAATACGGGTGATGGGGATTTTACGGTTGGGCAGAATCTAAGGACAACTGATAGTCCGACGTTCGCCAATATCACAGCGACAGGTTCGGAAGGCTCGAGAACAGCAGGGTCATACCCAATATTGCGTATTCCCGGAGGAAATGCACCACCATCTGCCACTATTGTTTGGACACCGACAACTGTTTGGGGTGAGATGAGTGTGACACCCTTATCCGGACGAAGTAACGTTTGGACGAAAATGTGGGAATACAAAATGAAGAAATCTGGAACACTCACTGCAGTGATGACATTGCGGGTTTCAGGTTATTACAGCAACCGGGCATGGGCAAGGATATACAAAAATGACGTTGCCGTGGGGGTTGAAAGAAAAACAACCTCCCTTACCGCAGAGACATACACCGAAAACATTTCTTTTGAGGCTGGAGACAGAATCCAACTCTATTCAAAATCTTTCTATGCCAGCAGTTCCAGTGACAGGACAACCTCGATAATCTCATTGGAGTTCAGGTCGGCGGAACAAGGCGGCTTGCCGTTTTCCTACACATAAAGGAGTGGTTTTTTCAATGTCTGAAATAGAAAAGGAACGTTACTGGATTACAGACGGGAGAGTGTATATCGGGGTCCCCTATGGTGATGCGAGGGAACTCACGTATGAGGAATACTATTCCATGTACCTGCAGTGGCTCCCCCAGGAAATAAGACGAATTCGTGACATGATGATCGAAGACGTCGAATGGCGGGTGAGGCGGTATCAGGATGAGCAAATCCTCGGACTCCCCCAAACCGACGATATTATCATGCTTGCCCAATACATTCAGGCACTCAGGGAGGTTCCTCAACAGCAAGGATTTCCCGACGATGTGGTTTGGCCGATCTTGGATGAGGCATGA